AGGCACTGCTCTTTCCACAACAAAACTATTGGTGAAAAAATAATGAGTGATGATTTAAGAACAGAATTTGAAGTACATAAAGCTGTTAGTGAGGAACGTTGGACAGTTATATTAGGTCGTGTAAAGAGACTAGAAATGATACTTATAGGAGCGAGTGGTACTACAATAGTGTTATTAATCTCGTTAGTAATGAAGGCATGATGTATGGTACTAAGCGACATAGTAACTGGTATCCAACTTGTAAAACAAAGTGTGGACTTTATAAAGTCGAGCATAAGTACAGCGAAAGATGTAAACGATATCGTAGGTGCTATAGATAATTTACTAGATGGGGAGCAACAAATAAATGCGAAGCGTAGTAAAAAAGATGGAATAGGATTAAAAGATCAATTTGGAATAAAGAGTGTTGCCCATGAAGTTATTGATGCAAAGATTGCTGCAGAAGAGCGTTACAATATGTCGGTCCTTATTGACCAGCGTTTCGGACATGGTACGTTTAAGTCCATTGTGGATTTACGCGCAAAACGTATACAAGAAGCTAAAGAACGTGCCAAAGTACTTGCAGGGGAAAGGCAAAAAAGAAAAGAAGAAATAATGGAAATGGTAGCCATAGGAATAGGTATTTTACTTGTAGGTGTACTTGCAATTACTGTATTTGGTGCATTGTTAGTAAATGCAATGGAACGTGGTAGTCCTAGTTTTAGAGAGTGGTACAATGGAAGTTAAAGATTTGTTATTTATTTTTATTGTTCTTTCTGCTTATTATTGGTGTGTAGTGTTTCCACCGAAATGGTTATTTATTAGGTAAGTTAATATGGCACAGAAAAAACTGGAAAAAGACAGTGCTTGGGAAAAAGCAGACTCTAATGGAGACGGTGTGATTACTGATGCAGAATTGGGCCGTAGAGAACGTATGGTTCTCCTTGAAAACCGTGATAAAAAAGAAGATCAGCAACGGTGGCTTGTATGGTTTTCTGCATTAACTGTAACAGTTTTTATTATTGTGTTAATGACACCTATTATACCTATAGATCGTATTGACCATTTGAGTGGAATTGCTGAAATTTGGATATTATCTAATATGGGCATAATTGGTAGCTTTATTGGATTTAATCAACTATCTAGAAGAGGAACTAAGGGAGATAATTTTGAGCTTAATAAGTAGTCTTATACAACCTGTCGGTGATATTTTAGATAAAGTAATCCCTGACCAGGATCTAAAAAGGAAGCTGTCCCATGAGATAGCTACTATGTCTGAAAAACATGCCCAACAAGCTTTACTTGCTCAACTTGAAATAAATAAAGCAGAAGCAGCTTCTGGTAGCTTGTTTAAGGGTGGATGGAGACCCGCTGTGGGCTGGGTTTGCGCAATTGCTTTTATGTATCATTTTATCCTTAAAGATTTAATTATATTTGGTGCTGCATTTGCAGGAGTTGAATTACCTGAATTACCAGAATTTGATATGGGTACACTTTTAACCGTTCTCGGAGGTATGCTCGGAATCGGGGGACTTAGGACATATGAAAAGCAAAAAGGTTTAACAAAATAGGAGAAAGAATAATGGCTTTCGCGCTAGGAAAAAACAGTTTATCAAAGTTATCTACAGTAGATAAACGACTGTGGACTATCTGCCAAGATGCTATAAAGATTACACGTATTGATTTTGGCGTGATTTGTGGGAAAAGAACACTCGCAGAACAAGAAGCCCTTTTGGCCAAGGGCGCGACCCAAACAATGAAATCAAAACACCTTGATGGGTTAGCAGTTGATCTCATGGCATATATTAATGGCAGAGCTTCTTGGGAACTAAATTTGTACGATGATATTGCTGATGCAATGAAGGAAGCGTCACGTAAAAATGATATCCCTATACGATGGGGTGCAGCGTGGCATATAGATGATATAAGTAAATGGACTGAATCAATGGAAGATGCTATGAACTCCTATATTGACTTAAGACGTAGCCAAGGCAGGAGACCATTCATTGACGGACCCCACTTCGAGCTTACAGGATAACGTGTTATTATGTGGATGTCAATTATGATATTATGTGGTAGTCTGTACGCCCAATCTTGTATGGTAATTACAGGTAATGTACTACATACAAACAAAGAAAAGTGCTTCGAATACGCTATTGAGAAAGCTAATAAAGCACTTACATTTCCCAATGTGTTTCAGGCTAAACCCTTTTGTCAGGTTATACCTGGTACACAGAAAGAAGGCGAGGTAGACACTTAATGCCATTAAAAAAGCTACTATTAAAACCAGGAATTGATCGTGAAAACACTAGTTATACAAGTGAAGGCGGTTGGTATGACGGTGACAAAATAAGATTTAGGCAAGGCACTCCTGAAAAAATAGGAGGTTGGTCACCAATAAGTATTGGTAAGTTTTTTCTTGGTGTATGCCGTTCTTTATGGAACTGGACTTCTCTTACGAGTGTAAATTTTACAGGTGTAGGTACTAATATAAAGTTTTATATTGAAATGGGTAGCGCGTACTATGATATAACCCCCTTACGATTAACTACAGCTGCAGGGGATGTAACTTTTTCCGCTTCTAATGGATCTCCTATAATAACAGTAACAGAAGCCAATCATGCAGCAATAGTCGGAGACTTTGTTACCTTTAGTGGTGCTGCTGGACTGGGCGGTAATATTACTGCAGGGGTTTTAAATCAAGAATATAGTATTGCAAGTGTTATTAGTTCTACTCAATATACTATTATGGCAAGAGTTGCAGGGGTTACTATTTCTGATATTACTACTCAAACAGGTTTAGTCCCATTCCCATCTTCAGTTACTGCAACTGGTTCAGATTCAGGTAATGGTGGTAGTAATACTGTAGCAGCATATCAAATTAATATTGGTGTTGATGGAGAAGTTCCTATAACAGGTTATGGTGCAGGTACATGGGGAGAAGATGCCTGGGACCACTCTACATTAGGTTCTACTATAAGCTCTCTAAGAATGTGGTCACAAGGTAATTTTGGAGAAGATTTAATTCTTGGGTATAAAGGCAGTCCTTTGTATTATTGGGATGCTTCTAATGGATTAGGTACTCGTTGTGTTTTATTATCTTCTTTAGCTGGTGCTTCTAATGTACCTACAGCACAAAATTTCTCTCTTGTATCTGATAATAGATTTGTCTTTTGCTTTGGAACAAACCCTCAAGGTAGTGCAACATTAGACCCTATGTTAGTTCGTTGGTCTGACCAAGACAATCCCGTTGAATGGGGTGCTTCCGCCTTAACACAAGCAGGTGATATGCCTTTATCCAGAGGAACTGAACTTATGTCTGCTATACAAGCAAGGCAAGAGATATTAGTTTGGTCTGATTCTGCACTGTATTCTTTTCAGTATGTAGGCGTAGATTCTGGAGTATGGGGATCTCAAATATTAGGTGATAACATATCAATAATTTCTAAAAATGCCGTAGCTTATTCTAGTGGTATAGCTTTTTGGATGGGGAAAGATAAATTTTACAAATATGATGGTACTGTAGCTCCTCTTCCTTGTAAGGTTAGGAAATATGTTTTTGATGATATAAATAAAGACCAATTTGAACAAGTATTTTCGGGTACAGTTGAATCTTTTAATGAAGTATGGTGGTTTTACTGTTCAAAATCATCAAGTACAATAGATAGATATGTTGTTTTCAATTACTTAGATAATATTTGGTATTACGGTACTTTAGACAGAACTGCGTGGCTAGATGCTCCAGCAAAAGATTTCCCACTAGCAGCTACTTATAAACAAAATATAGTAAATCATGAATCTGGTACAGATGATAACGAGTTAGGAGAAGCTAATGCAATAACTGCTCATATTTCGTCAGCAGAGTTCGATTTAGATGATGGACACCAATTTATGTTTGTGCATAGGGTATTACCCGATATACGTTTTGATGGCACTCTTGATGGAACTACTCCTTCTGCTACTTTATCTCTTCTACCTTTAGCTAATTCAGGTTCTGGATATAATAATCCTTTGACTTTTAGAAATAATAACCAAACAACTATAACACGTAGTGCTGTTACGCAGACTGTGTATAATACTGATAGTGATAAAAATTCAGTCCCACCCCAAAACCCAAAAACTTATAATATAGAACAATATACTGGGCAGTTAAATGTGAGAGCTAGAGGTCGTCAAATGGTAATGAAAGTTGAATCTTCAGGTCTAGGAGTGCAATGGCAATTAGGTTCTCCAAGACTTGATATGCGACCTGATGGGAGGAGATAATGCCTACTAAAGCAAATGTTAATTTTAAAGCACCCGTATTACCCGATCCACCACAGGAATATGATAAAGTTGCTTTTGCACGTTTTAATAATATACTAAGACTTTACTTTAACCAAGTAGATGACGCGCTACGTAGTGCTAATTTAAAAGAACAATCTGATGCAATGAGCTGGTTTTTAGGGTAGATGGCTAATACATATAAAAACGCAAAAGTAGACTTAACTTCTACAGGGGTAACCACCCTATATACAACTCCTGCAAAGGCAACTTCTATAGTAAAATCTATATTGGTATCAGAAGACTCTAATAATGCAGATACTATTACAGTAACAATTACTGATTCTACAGCTGCTGTTTTTAGTGTTTTTAAAGAGAAAGCTATTTTTGCAAAGCAAACATTAGAATTATTATCCGCACCTCTTGTACTAAATACAGGAGATATTTTAAAAGTAACTGCTGCAACAGGTAACAGACTACATGTTATAGCTAGTATATTAGAGATAAGTTAACATGAAAACTCAAATAGATAGTAATCAGAAAAAACTACCTTTCTCTGTAATAGTTAGTAACGCCATATTGACTAGATATCCTGTAGAAACAAAAAAGACAGCAAAAGACTTTTTAGTAGTAGAAAAATTAATGACTGAACCAAATACAGAAACTATGCAAGTAAATAACACGGTTTTTATAGTAAGAATAAGAGAAGAAAAACAAGCTTGTTTAATTATACCATTTAACATGGATACAGAAGAAAACTATGTAAAAAACATAATTACTGTAATCACTAATTTAATAGAAAAAGGTACTAAACGAGGTGTGTTTATGGATGTTCCCGTAGCAAATGGGGGTTTTGGCGTTTATAGAACCGTAAAAGAACAAATAAATGTACCGACAGGAATTTCTCAAACAGGTAATAGACTAACTTTCATATGGGATTCTTCTATATCTCTTAAAGGTAAAGATAAGTAAATGATTTTTGGTTGGATTTCAGAAAAAATTAATGATGCTCTTGATGATATAAATACAGCATATGATAATCTTACGGACAGTTTTCGTGATTGGGATATTAGTAAATTAGAAAATCCAAGTGTTATTGACCCTGGAGATTGGGGTCCTTCTGTTGTAGATGGCTTAGAAACTGTAGTAGATACTGTCGAAAATACTGTAAAAGCTATAGCAGATAAACCTGTACAATTTATAATTCAAGCAGCGGTAAGTACCTTTGCTCCTAGTTTAGCTCCTATTGTAAATGGAGCCATAGCTGCTACAAATGGGGCAAAACCGTTAGAAATATTAAGAGCTTCTGTTTTAACTGCTGTGACACCTAAAGTTGCCGAAGCAGCTGGTAATTATACTTCAGATTTTCTTACAAATGTAGATATTAGTAGTAATCTTACTACCTCTATTTCAAATATTGCTGAAAAATATACAGAAGCAAGGTTACAAGGTGGAGACGCTGAATTATCTCTTGTTACAACTGTTTTAGATAGCGTAAGAACTCCTATCCAAGAAACAATATCTGAATTTACTAAGCTTATTGAGGGAATAGAGATAGATATTGATACAGGTGAAATTATTGATTCTGAATTAGAGGAAGCAATAAAAAAGGGAGTAGATGCTTTTATAGATACAGGCACAGTAAGTGGTGCTGTAACAAGTTTAGTTGCTGAACAAATAACTCCCCTAATTGATAACTTTTCAGATTTAGCAGGTGCAAATAAAGCACAAATACAAACTGCTATAACAGCTGCTGTAACAGCAGGGTTAGAAGGAGGTGGGGAAGAAGCTGTAAATGCTGCATATTATGGTTCTTTAGCAAAGTCTAGTGGAGAAGAATTAGGAGCATTGCTTGAAAAACCTATTACAAATTTTGCTACAGGGATGTTAGAGAGTTTAGGGTTTATACAGAAAAAGGATGGTACTCTAGTAAATAAAAACAATGTAATTGTTGATGGTACAGGGCAAGCTGTTAAAGGAGAAGATGGTAAACCTATAGTTTGGAAAGGCGGATTTAGGGAAGGGGAACAAGACTTAGTTTTTATATTTAATGATGGATCTGCTGTTGAACTTGGCGATGTATTCATAAGTGAAGTTGCGGAAGCTTTAGATCCTAAAAAATTCAAAAACGCAGAAGAATATATAGAGGCATTAAGATACCAAGTAAATGGCCTTAGAGCCTTACCAGATCAAACTGCGGTTGAATCTAAAATAAATAATTTAGAAAAAGTTATTAATGGGGTATCTATATATGAAGGTAAACTGCCTGATGACATATTAGAAAAAAATTATGTATATACTAAAAGACAACAACAACTAATTGATGGTATAACTCAATATGGCGGTGCGACAACTTCTGCAGGACAGAAAGCAGCTGCTGTTGCTGACTTAACAGCATATGCTAAAGATATTCCAACCTATGCAGAACATAAATTAGACGAAAATATTACACCTGAAATGGTACGTCAATTTATAGATCATAATGAAGTTAATCCTGACTATCTATTGTACAGAGATTCTAAAGTTGGAAAGAGTACAGCAACAAAAACGGTTTCAGGTACTGAAATGAGTTATGATGAGTTTGGAGATCCAACTATTCCAGAAATAACTTATAATTATTCTCCAGAATCTAGTGTATTTGGTACTAAGTTTGAACTTAAGGCGGGAGATAAGATTGAGGGTGTCTCTGATCCTGATCCTTTTTTATCCTATACTCAAGAAGATATATTAAGCGAAATAGCAAAACACAACGAATTAGCTGAAAGTCTGGGGGCAAATGATTTAAAAGTTACTTTAAAAGCAGGAGATACTCTTTCTTCTACAGATGCAGCTAAGTTAATGTTAGGAGCGAATATAAGTTATAGTAATGTATATGCCCTTAATAATTTACTTGGAACTAACGTAGATGGAAAAGTAACAGATGAAAATTTTAAAGATTTAACTATGAAAGAGGTAGGAGAACTTACAGATAGTATGATAACTGAAGATTTTAAAACCACTGCAGCATTTCAAAGTTCTCAAAAAGAAGATTCCGCTAGCCAAGGAATAATGACTG